TCGGACAAACCAGCCGTATGCGTAGCCATGATAATCTTTTTGCTTGGGTCTTGACCCAGAAAGAACGCCGGAAACAGGTAAGACGAGAACTCAGACTTACCCATACGTGGCGCAATATTGATAATTACCCGCTTTTTCTTGCCCGCGAGTACGTCTTGGAAGATTTTTGATAGTTTTTTGTGCTGCGGGCCTACTTTAAACCCCGGATATACGTACTGGGCAAAGGCAATCGGGTCTGTTTGGGCTTGTTTTAATGAAACTCGCTCCTCTTTTTTCTCGAGGCTTTGTAAAAACAACAACTTCTCTTCCTTGGTCATGTCTTTTAACGCTTTTTGCGCCGCCATGGCCTCTTGTGGCGTGAGAATCTCGCTGTATTCTTCTTTTGGGATTCTCATTCGTCTGTGTCTTCTTGGTTTTTTGGAGTTTCTTCGACGTCGACGATGTCGACTGCGCCCATATAGCGGCTCAGTTTTTCTTTTATCTTGGCGTCTAGCTCTTCGTCGCTTATTTCATCCGTTTTGATCGCTACGCGATCAGTAAACAACGCTACTTCCGTCACCTTGCCCAGCATTTCCAATGCTTTTAACCGTATGCGGGCATCGGGGTGGTCGGTTTCTTTGACAATTTTGGCTACGCTCATGGAGCGAAGCTGCTCTGCCTGCTCGATAAAACGCCACTGGTAGGCAGTGACCATGCCGACTGCGCTTTTTATTTCCTCGGGTAGGTCGAGTTGTAAAAGCTTTTGTTTGGCGTTGGGGTTTGCTGTTGTTAGGGCGTTGAATGCTTCGGTTACTTTTTCTTGCTTCGCCTCATCCAGTATTTCGTCGTCTTCGTCTGTTAGGCTTGCCAGCCACTGGCTGGTTTTTATTTGCGCGTTTAGCGTCTGCGCTGGGGTAAGGGGGTCTAGTGGGGTAAAGGATGCGTCGCCAGAAATTATTTCTGGGACAAAGTCAGCAGCTGAGGCGGTGACCAAATGCTCTAACAAAAACTAACTCCTTTGGTTGCGTGTGGAACTCACGATTTTCCCGATTCTACTTTGTTTTTTAGTTGTTGTGTTATTATTTTCTCACCGTGCCTATTTCCTTCGTTTGGTGGTGCGGTTCCTTTTAGATAAGTGACTTCATACCCCGGACTAGTTCCGGGGTTTTTTTTTTTTGAATAAGTGGGGTACTAGCGCCAAACATATACGTAGTTGGCAGAAAGGTATATGCGCTTCCTAGATAGCGCTTTTCACGTTCCTACGTATCGCGTTCCCCCGGTCCACGTGAAGGACAAGATTAGTGTACTGCGTTTTTGTGGGTTTGCAAGTGTCAAAGATTTGACACGAGTGGGTGGAATTTTTACAAAATTTGACAAAAAATGCAGTTGCGCCCGAGGAATAGTATACGCATACGACACGACTCGACCAACCAAACCGACTGGGTGGGTATCGGGTGGGGGTCACGCCACGCTGAATCATGAAGTTCTCCACAACAGGTTGTGGTATACTGTGGTTGTCGGTAAGGCTTGTAGGGCTTACTGATACAGGTAGCCAAAGCCGTTGTGCTTTGGCTTTTTTATTTGGGACAGTTGTCCCAAACATTTCATAAGGAGTTTCAATATGTCTACACTATCTAACGCACTCATCACACTAATCACAGCCGAGCAAGGCTGGCAGAAGGCTTTGGCTGACGCACTTAACGGCAAGAAGTTCTTGCCTGAGAAGGCTGTTATTCAGTTAGGTGAAGCCGTTTGCAAGAAGTATGATTGTTTCGTTGATGTGGCAGAGAATGGTATGTATCGGTTCTATAAGACCGAGGAAGTGTCAAGTGCCAATATCCACGAAGCCGCAAAGAAAATGTGGCAACGCAGAGTTGCCCCATATCACAACATCACCCGCAGTAATCGTGGTGGCAACACAAGTTGTCAGCAAGATGTTGTGCAATCCAAGGCTAAGGTAATCAAGTCTTGGGGCATGAGCAAGGCTCAGGTGTTGCGCGCCGTTGAACAGGCTTTTGCCAAGTGATTGGGACAGTTGTCCCAAACAAGTTTGACAGAATTCGTAGGGAAGTGCGAGAGGGCGAGGCTTCTCTGCGGTTCTGTTCATTGTCAAAACCACGCCCTCAAAAGGAGTTGTTATGCCAAAAGTAATCAAAGTTGAATTGATTGAAGATAGTGAAGTCGTTTACGGCACACACCAAACCTTCGAAACCTACGAAATCACATACGACACAGGCGAGATAAACGAGTTTTTTGCAGAGTCTTGCGAACTCGCTTGCAGGTATGCGATTGAGTATTACAACATGTTTTAACTAACCAAACGAAAGAAAGGAATTACCATGCGATTCAATCCAAACAAACATAGCGGTGGTGGCGTTGTATTCATTGATGTGTATACCAAGAAGCCAATAACAGACGAATGGCGTAGGGAGTATGGTTCTGCGCATAAGTTCTGGACTAAGCGCTATCGCAAAGACCCCAACATAGCCATGCGCACTGTGGCAGATGTTAATTACTTCTTCTTTTCTCATGGGGTTTACTAACTTGTGCAGGAGTTCTGCACAACAAGTTGCACAGAAGCATGGTTTTTGGGGGCATCTGACAAATGTCTACCTTTTAACCCCTAGTGGACAGCACATTGCCACCCGAAAACCATTGTGCGTTAAGGCTCGGTCAGGTTTTGGGTATACTAGTATATATAAATATATATTCTTATCTACCTAATAATAAGTAAGAAAAAAAGTGACTGCGTTCCCATGATTTATTTTTTTCCTTTAATAATTTTTTATTTTTGATAGACATGTATACACAATTTGCATCAAACCCAATTACAATAAAGCCTACACGGTGGCTACCCATATGTCCACCTTGGGTTAAATGGTAGCCATTTCACAAATTAGGGTGACCAAATGCGCGATAAAGAGAACACAAAATGTTTGGGACAGGTGTCCCAAACCTGCACAATGTGTGGCGAAACCAAACCACGCAACGAATTCAAAAGGCGATTGACCAAAAGACAATCAGCCGCACTACTACGCAGACCCTCAATATCAAGCGCGCTTACCGTTGTTTCTTCTCGTTGTAAGTCCTGCTGGTCTGCAACCAAAAGCCGAAAGCCACTGACCATCAAACAAATCAAGAACAAAAAACAGAGTGGCGATTTGCGTGGCGTGGTGGCAGACATACTACTAACCCAACGCAAGGCAAACGCCAATGCAATCAAGAGCAGAATCATGAAAGAGTATTGGGAAAAGAAAAAGCAACAACCCATTACACAACTAACTAAAAACTTACGGCAACAAGTTGCCAAATACAAGAGCAGATACCACGCAACAAAATCAAAAACCAAAAATGATCCCCATCACGCTTTGCTACGACAGCATAGAGAAAACTACGAGATGGCAAAGCGTGCGAGAGATGAGTTGTTAAGTAGAGCAAAGGCGGGTGAGGTGTTTCCGCCTGATGTATTGATTGATGTTTATTTTAAGAAGGGAGTAAGTGATGTTTGATTGGACTGAGAAGTATGGTTGGGTATTAGTTTGTCTTGCCGTCATTTATGTCGGCGGTCATGTAGTTGTTTATTTAATTAAATCTTTATTTGGAGGGTAGTTATGGAACAGATAGCGAAGTTATTAAGACAGGCTTACAACACAATTCAACAGGCAGACACCTCAGACATTGATGCCTTTTACTTGGCGGTTGAAGAAGCACAAGGCTTTATCGCCGAGGCTTTGGACTTAGCCGAAGAATGAATGTGCAGAACTTCTGCACAACAAGTAGCACAAACCACTTGACACAAAATCAAGTAAACAAAAGCAACAAATTAAACCAAACGAAGAAAGGTAGGTTAGCAATATGCAAGAACTAATCCTAAGAGTATGGCGTGACTATGTAGCACGCCACCTTGACCGCCCAACCCTATGGACTATGGAAGAGGCTAAGCAATACACACGCGACACCATGGTTCGCAACATCAACAGCAACAACCACCATCATCGCACCAGACCCGCACATTGGTATAGCGACACTGGGCGTAGCATTCGGCGTGAGTTTGGGCGTGGCTTTGCCTCGGCTATCAAAGACGAGGACTACCATGAGTGCATTGATTTAATTCAGTCCAATGCGTTTAGGTTAATCAAGGACTATTCCACAAGAAGTTGGGTAGAATTAATCAGAATCAAATGCGACACCGACTATGTCCATGCTTGTGATGATTGCGGACACATTGACCATGTGG